TTTGTAATGATCGACTACCGCCGCGCCGGCGACCTCAATCCCCCCGGAGCTGGTGACCGCCCGAACCGGGTTAAACTGGTATGTATCACCTGCTCCGGAGACCCCAAGGCCCCCCGCCGCGGTCACCTCCAGACGTCCTTCCCGGAAGCCCACTTCCCCAGCACCGCTAGCCACCACCCCGCCGGAGGCCGTCACTTCCAGGCGGCCAGGCGCCCAGTAATCCACTTCTCCGGCGCCGTTTGCTTCTAGGCCGCCTTCGGCTATCACCTCCAGACGCCCGGAAAGTTGGTATGCGCCCGCCCCGGAAACTTCCACCCCGCCGGAGGCTTCCACCTCCAGGGAGGGCCACCGCAGCTCTGACTCGCCTTGGCCGTTGACCTCCACCCCACCGGAGGCCGTGACCGGCAAATCCCGGGAGTATTCCACTTGGGCCAGGACCTGGGTGGCCCTGGCTCCCGGCGTCAGGCTGTACTCCGCCTGAGCCAGGACCTGGGTGGCCCTGGCTCCCGGCGTCAGGCTGTACTCCGCCTGAGCCAGGACCTGGGTGGTAAGCGCCCGGTCCAGGAAGTTCAGATCCGCGCTGAATTCCAGCCAGCCGCACAGGTTATCGGTGGTGCTCTCGTCTTCGGGCAGGTCGGTGCTAGTAGAGTCGTTGAAGTGGATATAACCCGTGTACGTGGTGGTTTCGGTGTTGAAGGCCCGGAAGCCTATCTCAATGACCAGTCGGTCCCCGGCTTGGGCCTGAACGCTGCTGAGCGTCAGGCTGGGCGGGAAATTGCGGTTGACGGGGGTGGCTTCGGCATCGAACTCCGAAGTGAGGGATTCGGGAAAATGGGACAGCAGGGTGCCCCGCACTGTGCCGCCGTCCCCGGAAACCACCTTGATGATTAGGGCTCGGCAGAAGTCCGCCGCCGCGTCCGATTCCCGGCAGCGCAACTGTCCCTTGACGGTACCGGAGATGGTCTGGGCCGCCAGCGGGTCCGAAACAAATTGCCGGAGCAGGGTATCGTTGGCTGGCCCAGCCTCGTATTCCGCCCCGCTGGCCTCAAGGTTGACGGTCCACCGTCTGACCTTGGAGCAGTAGCGCCTGGCGGCGGCAGAGGTGCGCTCCCACTCCGTCGAATAGGCGGGCGACACCGGGGGAATGTACTTATTATCAGGGCCGGAGCCGTGGAAATACAGCCGGGTCGCCACTATGCCCCCTTTAGGCCACAGCCTTCACCCCGATCTCCATGGCATTCACCTCACTAATGGTCCAGGGCTCTGCGGTGTTGGGGTTGGCCTGCCATATATTGGCGTGGCTTTTGGCACTCGTCGTCAATGCCTTATTGCTACTGAAATAGTTGGTGTCGTGGGTGCGGCAGGCCAACTGCAGGTTCTGGACGTTCAGGGCGTTGCCCTCTTTGTAAGCCCGGGCCTGCACCTGCACGCACTTGACGCTGTAGGCCTCAGCTGGCAGGTCTGAGGCAGAATACAGGTCCACCGCGTCCAGCGTATTGGTGGCGACATAGTCGCTGTCGGAGGCCGGCACCTCGTCCACGCAGTCCCAGTTGTTGCCCGCCGAGGGGGTCCACTGGGTGGAATTGCCCGCCCCATTGGGTCTGAGGGCCTGGATTTTGGTATTTCCAGGAAACTCAGCATCATCGATGACGATGTTGTCAAAATGCGAACCATTGTTTGTTGGGCAATAAATCCGGATATTGTCAATGGTGGTGGGGCCGTCCGTGGTGTCCCCGCTGAAATCGATGTCCAGAACACCGTTCACCTTAAGCTGGAAAACCCCGCCGCTATCCGCAGGTTTGAACCTAGCCTCAACCAGCACCGGTTGGTAGAGGCTGATCATCGTGGTACCTGTGGCCAGCACCGTGGAGGTTCCCCGCAGCACCTGGAAGACGGTGTTGTTTTCCTTTATTGTGCCCACCACCGTGCTGCCGTTGCGAAATTCAAAGAGAGTGCCAATAGTTAAGGAATCCGCCTTAAAGCGGAAGCCCACCCACACCTCACTGAGGGCCGCGGGCAGGTTCTTAATGGCATAACTCATATTCCCTACTATATGATAGGCTCCGTCAATAGGGTTGGAGGTTACAAAAGTCCAACCCCCTGAATAGCTATCCCACAGATCCAGACTCTTGGATTCAAACCCGTCGATGAAGACCCGGGCCATAGCAGACCTCCTCTGTTATGTCGCCGTGCTCAGAGTGACCTTGGGCACATAAGTGATCTTCTGGCCCGCGGTGTCAATCAGATAGCCGGAGCTCAGAGGTTCCACAAACTGCAGCTTGCGCAAGGCATCCCCATTTGTCCCCGTGTTGGTCACGGCATAGGCCGCCGAGGCCAGGGCCGTGATCTCCACGGTGCAGCCGGTACCCGAGCCGGTTTTGGCGGTGGTGGCCAGCCCGGAACCGGTGCTGTAGCCCTGTCCGCCGGTGGCCAGATGAACCGAGGTCACCGCCCCCTCACTGACCCCCGTCACAATAAGCAGCGCCCCGGCCCCGCCCCCGCCGGTGATCTCCAGCAGGTCGCCGACGGCGTAGCCGCTGCCGCCTGCGGTGGGGGTGTTGCTGATGGTTCCGACTTCTCCGGATTTAAGCAGGTTCTCATCGTTTTGGAAGGTTCCCGACTTGCTTTTCAGCAGCAGCTTGCCGGCGGCATTCCCGCCGCTCCAGGAACCGCTTTCCACATTGACCGCGGTCACCACCCCGGACGCGCCGCTGGTGGCCCCTTTGACCGTGTCCCCCACCTTGATCTCCTTGGCCCCGGTGTCAAAGGGAAGCACCCAGGAGTAGGCAAAGAAGCCATACACCGTGTTCCCGTCGCTGGCATCCGTTTGCGTGAAGACCCATTCGACGGCGGCATTGGAGTACTGGGCCTCCGCCTTGCCCTGGGCGTTGGTGGTGATTCGCCATTTGTTTGCCACCAGGCTGCCTTCTTCCACCACGTCGTTGGTCAGCTCCTTCTGGGTATAACCCCGCCCCCCGCCGGTGGGCATCTCCGACAGGGTGTCAATGGTGGTGTTGCCGTCGGGTTGCACATTGTTTTTGTACAGCCCCAGCACCAAGGCTTCGCTCAGAAGAATATTTCTGAGCATTTCCTTTTCGCCGATATTCGGTACATAAATGGTCATGGTCGTACTCTCCCCGTCTATTTGCTTTTTTTCGCCTTGGCCTAACGGCCTCGGCGTCTGTCAGCCAACTACAAGGCCGCCTGTAGCCTCAAGGGCCTGCGGGGCGGGTGGGAACAATTTCCCCCGTTGGAATATCTCCCGCAGTTCCTGATCTTCCGAGGCCGCCAGGCCGAACCCGGTAAACAGCACCTGGGGCAGCCCCTGGCAGGTGCGCGCCAAGGCGGCCCCTTCCCGCCGCACCGTCATTTTCAGGCGGGCTTCGGTGAGGTGCACCAGGTGGCCGTGGTGAGTGCCCACCACCACCCCCTGCCTTCCCAGCCAGACCGGCGACGGCAACTGCGACATCCGGCGGCTGATTTCATAACCGCCGCCTTCCACCTGGGCATAGGCCAGGGTGCCGGGCACCACCCCGTCCCCCAGGCGCTCCAGCTTCATCTTGCCCGGTGTCCGCCCCTCCAGAAACCAGGTGGACGTGCGGGAGCCGACAAACAGGCCCCCCATCACCGGGGCCACCATCACCAGTTCCTCCAGGAACGGCAGGTAACCGTTCTCCCGAAACCAGTCGTACTCGTGGGGGTCGCTGAAGTAGAGGCGGCGGCCCGCCGCCAGCCACAGCCGGCCAAAGGCATGGGCCATATGCCGAAACGGTGGTGGCGGAATCACCTGCAGGGTAGGCAGTCTCTGCAAGGAAGGATAAGGACCGGCAACCTTGTCGCCGTCCACCTGGGCCAGGAAGAAATCCCCCCCGTCCTGCTGGGTCATCCAGCACAAGGCGTTGGCCGGACGGTTGACCAGCCGGATGCCCTGGGGCGAACCCTCCAGGCTTACCTGCATCTGCGGACCCGCGCCGCCCAGCAGCTTGTCCGACACATAAGTATAGCGCAGGCTGTAAACGCCGGGGGATAATTCCCCCGCGGTGATTTCCACTTGGGGCGGCGGCGGCAGGGGCAGGCCCCAAGGCTGCACTCCCCCGGTATCCAGGTCATAGACCGCCTGGAAGTGGGGATTGCCCAGATAAACCTTGCCGTCGATCTCGACATAGCTCAGACGGCTGGGGGGACCCGGAACTTCGCTCAGTTCCGTGGCCCGTCCCCCTTCCACTCGATAGAGCGACTGCGGCCAGGTCTGCCCTTCCGCCACACAGAGCATCACACTCCCGGCCCACAGGGAATGCACCTCTTTCAGGCCGACGGCCTGCCGGTAGCCGCCCCGCTTCCGGAGCACCGCCCCGTCCAGGGCATCGGCATTCAGCACCACCCGGGGCGTGATGATTCGTGCTTCGTCCAGCAGGGTCGCAGAGGTGCGCTCCAGGTTGTTCATGCCCCGGATTCCCAACCCTTTCACCTCGGCCATCGCCGTCTCCCCGATCAGGGCAGGGGGTCACGCCCGCCCTGTCGCCGCGGGCCCTTGGCCCGGGCAAAGTAGTTGAGCATGCCGATATCCCCGCGGGGACTCCCATATAAACCCGCCCGATATTCTTCCGTCCACCACGCCAGGCTCTGGTGCGGCGGCTGCACCATGAGGTCCTGCAGCAGCTTGAAATTCCGGATGACCACCTTGGAAATCAGCACCCGATAGCGGAAGGCCGGGGGAATGCCGTCCGGCTCATCCTGGGGCTTTTCCATGGGCACCGGCTTGCGGTAATACCACAGCCACAAGCTGTCCTCGGCCTTGGGGAAAATCCCGATCTTGCCAGCCTCCACCGCCACCCGCGTCACCCGCTGGCCGGTTTCGTCATGGTCCGGGTCCAGCTGATCCAGGTCGGCCATTTCCCGCAGCATTACCACCGGCTCCCGCTGGTCTCCCCGGCGTACCTGGAAAACCTGTTTGTGATAGTCTTCCGGCAGGTCATACAGCCAGTTGCCCGTATTCACCGACAGCAGATGCGGCTCCAGGAGCCTCAGTCCGGGCAGGTGAAAGTCGCTGGCCAGCTCCTCCACCGCCTCGTTCAGCCAGTCCCGGAAATAGGGCCGCAGAGAGGTGTCCAGAACAATGGCGTCCAGTTCTCTTTCCAGAGTTTCCAGGTTCATTTGCAGACCCTAAAAGAGGATATCTTCCGACTCCCCCTCCTCCCGCTTGCGGCTGTCCAGAAACACCAGCCGCCGCACGATGATTTCGGTGGCATTGCGTTTCTGCCCGCTCCGGTCCTCGTATTCCCGGTACGTCAGCTTGCCTTCCACCAGGATTTTGCTCCCTTTGTGCAAGTGCTCATCGGCCAGTTCCGCCAACCGCCCCCAGGCCACCAGGGTATGCCACTGCGTCTCTTCTTGCCGAACCCCGTTCTTGTCCACTCGGCGTTCGGTCGTTGCCAAAGGGAAACGGCTGACCGCGGTGCCGCCTGCCAGCTTGGTGACCGGGTCCTTGCCCACATAGCCCACCAACGTAACACAATTGAACAATTAATCTTCCTCGCTTTTCTCTTTCCTGAGTTCCCGTAGCAGGTCGCCTATGGTTTGTCGCGAGGATTTGGGGCTGACCATCTCAACTTCCTCCACCTCCAGGGTCAACCCGGAGCCATGGCGGTCGGCATTGAGGCCGGTCACCTTTCCGCCCACCAGGAGAGTCACGTCGTCCCCCACGCCCAGCTCCTTGAAGCCGTCCGGCTCCTCCAGACCCCCTTCCCCGCCGAAGTTGAAACTGATCGTGCGACGCCATTCCTCAGTCAGAGAATCGATTTTGGCCTTCGTCATCACGGCACCCTCTCAGCTTGCGGCTATCCGCCAACCGGAAGCCGCAACGCGGACAATATTCCTCCGGCTGGCGGTACAGCCGCGGGTCCGGCTGATAGACCAGCCGGCAGTTGTTGCAAGTAAACACGTAGCTGGTTTCGGGATACCCGCTCATCGTTTCAGACATTCTTCCAGCAAACGCCGGTAGGTCTGCATGCCTTGCCGCCCCTTGAGGACTTCCCCCGCCAGCTCTTCCCGGTGTTTGGCTATAGCCAGGACATCCGCCTCCGAAAACTGGTAAAACTTCCGCCCCTGCTCATCGACGATCAGGGTGATGCTAGGGCATTTGGGCGGCGGAATCACCTCCGGCCAAGGCAGGTCAGGAAGCGCCCCCTTTGGTATCCCGGCGCAGGAGCCGGCCATCCCGAAAATAAGCAAGCAGGCCGCCATCTTGCGCAGCCACATCCAGCTTCTCTTTGGCCTTGTCTGTTTCAGCATCTACGGCCTCCGTCTTCCGGCGGTGCTCCAGTTCGGCTTCCAGGCCGTCGGCCCGAGTCTCCGCCAGGCGGCGTTTGAATTTCTGCCAGCGGTACCCCAGGAGCAGGGCCAGGAGACCCAGAACCGCCGCCGCCAGGCCCCCCAGCTTTGAGAGCAGCCAGGCCGTCATGCCGCGGCCGCCTTCTTGGTCTTTTTCGGCGCCATTTCTTTTTTCACCACCTCGGTGGCTTGCACCACCGCCTTGGCGGCCTTCTCCTGCAGGGCCTTTTCCTGCGCCTTTTTCTCCTGCAGCCACCGATAGGCCGCATCCTGGAATGGTCCCGGCGGGATGTGGTTCAAGATGTCGCTGATGTTTTCCACCGGGCTGCCATCCTCAAAGGCGCAGGAGCCGTCCGGGTTGACGACAATCCGCTTCTTGGGCGTCTCCTCCGGAAGCTCCCGGTTCGCCAGCCACTGCAGCGCTGCTTCCCGCTCCGGCCCCGCTGGAATGGCCTTGCGGAGGTCTGCCTCTGAGGTCACCGGCAGGCCGCTGACATAGACATAGCCGCCCTGGGTCAGTTTGCAGATGTGCAGGTTGGTTTCCACCCACGACTTTTCCACCTCGATGGTGCCGAACCGTCCGGTATGCAAAAGTTGCGGCATGGTTATTCTCCCAGTACCAGGGCTTCCAACGTGGTGGCCGCTGGCGCGTGACTGGTGGGCACCTCCACCAAAGCGGCGGGCAGAACGCCGCCCTTGGTGGCGGCATTGGCACCGGCGATGGTGAACCCGCCGGTGTTGTTCACCTCCAGTTCCGCATTGGTGGTGTCGATGCCCAGCGCCGCCCCGCCGGTTCCATTAATGAATTTCAGGTCATGCGAGGCGTAGAAAATCCGCAGCTTGTGATTGGCCTTGTCATAGCGGTACACGTAGCCGTCGGCGGGTTCCGCAAAGCTCACAAAGCGGATTTCTTTACTCATGCCGAATCTGCCCTTATCCGGCAGGGGAATGCCTCCCGAGGGATAGGTTTTGCTCCCGTCCCCGAAGGCAATCCCCACCACGCAGAGCTTGCGCAGCATCTGGGTGAAGTCCACGTCTTCCGGAAGCAAGGTCACCGTTACATCATCGGCTGTCAATGCAGACATGGCGTTTTTCTCCTTTTAAAAGGTGGGCGGCCCCCGAATTGCTCAGTGACCGCCCTTATGGGTTTACACTTCATGCAGATAGCTCTGGTTCCCCGCCACTTCCGCCCGCGGGTACCAGAGGATGAAGGGGATGCAGCCACCAGCCAAACCGCCGCCGCCTGCGCCCTGCACCTTCTGCTTCACCACCAACTGCTGGCCCACGTCCAGTTTGGTGGCGGTGATTTTCTTGAGATAGACATGCCCATCGGCATAGCCGGTGGCCAGAGTGACGGCCGCCAGTTCCACCCGGCCCGTATCGCTGTTGTGAGTGACCCGTTTGTCCAGGGACACCACCTGGGCCGTGGTGCCCATGTCGGCATAGGTGGTGCTGATTTCCAGCCCAAACCCCACCACCATCATGGGCTGCCGGGCCGTGAAAGTAATTTTGTCCCCGGTGGTGGCATTCACCGCGATGGCCGTCTGGTTGGCGTCCTTCAGGCTCTCCAGCAGGGGAAACTTGTCATAAGTTCCATAACCGCTCATGGTTCACCTTCCTTCCCGTCTATTAGGCGGAGCAGATCCGGATGATCTTGGCCTCGCCGTCATTGGCGGTATCCCACACCGAGCCGAAGGCCATGATCCCGTACCAGGCCACCGCCTTGGTGCGGCCAAAATCGTTCTGATAGTTCTCGTTGGCCCTGAGGTGCCAGGTGACCACCTCAATCAGGGCCACCGCTTCATCCCCGAAGACCACCGCTTCCCCCAGCGCCGTGCTGCTGCCGGAGGTGTTGGAGAAGGCCTGGGTCCGGTTGCACTCCACCCACCGGATGCGGTCGGTCATCCCCATTTCCCCTTCCCACCAGAAGCTGCCCTTCTGCAGGTAGAGGTGGGGCAGTATCCAGTTGCGGTCATCCTGCAGGGCGGAGATCACGGCATACGAGCCGATGCCGGTATAGTAGTTCCGCTCATACGGAGCCGCGTGGATGGTGTCCCGCAGATAACCGGAGATCTGTTTGCAGTGCTTGAAGGTCAGGCCCACCGGCGCCACTTGGCTCGGGGTGCCGTTAGTGACGAAAGTCCCTCCGGTAAGGCTGGTGGGGGTGAAGCAGATTTTCACCGCGGTGGGATCCTTGAAGGCGTTGGCCGCCTCGGTGTCCAGCACCTGTTCCGCTTGCTCCATGAGGCGTTTCTGCACCACATTGGAGGGCTGGAACTTGCTCAGGTCTTCGGCTAGCTCGGTGTATTCCACGCCGCGGCCATACGGGGCCACCCGGAACACCCGGTTGCCGAATTGCAGTTTGTCAATGGGAATCCGCTCATCCTCAGAGAGGCGGGCGGTAGTCGGCAAAGGCAGGGCCTTGACGTGCATCAGATTGACGAATTCGCCCTGGTTTTTGCCGAAGCCGATGCCATAGTCCTGGCAGAACGGCAACACTACACATTTGGCCAGAGCCGACTTCAGCAGCTTGTCGCTGATAAAGTGGTTCTGGAGGATGCCGGTCTGCCCGATTTCCGTCCAGTTGTGCGCTTGCATGGGTCACACTCCTTATATGCGTCTGCGATTGGCGCGGATGATGTCGTGGATGGAGGCGGGTTGATATTCCTCCGGCTTGGGGGCCGGAGGCGCACTGCCGCCCCGTTCCAGTACCGTGTTGTCGCCGTGTACCCGTTTCATGGTCTGCACGGCCTGTTTACCGAAGTTGGCCCGATCGGCCAGGATCTCCTGGGCCAAGGTCTTGACCTGGGTTTCCAGGTCGCCTTCCGGGATGTCCCCGGCCCGGACAGCCCGCCAGAATTGCTTGTAGTCCCAGGAACCCGGCTTCATATCCAGGCCGTAGCTCTCCGCCAGGCTGACTGCCCGGCGCTCCAGGTCTTCCAGCATCTTCTGCTGGGTCTCCTGCTGTTGCCTGGCTTCCAGCTCCTGTCGCACCAGCTCCTTTACCTTTTCCGGCGAAGGGATGGCCTGATGCGCCTTGACCGCGTCCAGGACAAAGGTCTTCTGCAGTTCCAGTTCGGCCCGCTGTCTGGCATAGTCCGGGTCATAGGGGTCGAGCTCGTCGATCTTGTTGTTGAGCTCGATCAGGCGTTGCACCACCTCCTCTTTTTCCTTGGGGGCGGCTGTCTCCGGCTTTTCTGGGGGAGCCGTCCTTTCTGCTTCCAAGGCGGCCAGCCGCTCTTTCAGGGCCTCCAGTTCCTTTTGCAGGGCGGCCCTTTCCGCGGTGGCCTGGTGCATCTTGCGCTCCGCCTCCCGGTAGGCCTTCTCCGCTTCCTCATGGGAGGTGTATTTGAACTTGACCTCCGGTGTGGTGGACGGAGTTTCGGTTGGTTCCTCCGGGGGCGGTTCCCCTGCCTCTACGGGCTTTTCTTCCGGCTTCTCCGGGGCCTCAGTCGGCGGCTCTTCCTCGGGATTGCCCGCAAACCGGCGGGCTTCCCGCAGTTGGGCTAAGGTGTGATGCACCGACCCTTCCTGATTGGCATCGAGGGGGGTCACCGCTTC